CACCAATATAAACCCTTGGTGATAGCTTTATCGCGGCTAGCGGACAATTAAATAATACAAAGAACATACAAGTTTATGGTTAGCTTATAGCCCGGTGTCGACCGTTATGACCGTTTTCCTTCGGTATATATAAATAACAACGATAGTAAAATAATTATTAACCCACTATTTTTGGTTAGCTTATAGCCCGGCGTCAGCCGTTATGACCGTTTTCCTTCGGTTTATGTAATAATATAATAAATATATATAATTAAATGACAAATTGGCTAATAGCGGATGTTAAAGCGCTAATGCCAGCGCCAACTGCCATGCCTTGGGCTCCGAACACTGAGCCAAGAGCAGGAGCTCCGGCTGCTATAGCGTCCATGAACCTTCGAAAATGGCTCTCAGTCGCTGGTATACTGACTGGAGCATTGGCAAGATATGCGTCGGCGATCTTCATGGTCGCTGAGTTATCAGGGCCAGGTTTTGTCAAAAATGGAACAAACACGCTAGTATTAGGCATTAGTTGTTCCATGCATATAGTAGTTTCGAGACGGTATGAGGCATTAGGTGCGATAGAGGTTCCAACTATGTCGACCGAGTCAAAATCTGGATCACAAAAATTGATAGCACCATCATTGACACTGCTAACCGTATACCACGATGATGTGTTGACGCCGCTAGATCTCATAATGGCCCAAGTGCCAAATGCGGGTTTATAAGAATATTCCCTAGCATTATGTCTTATGGTCCCATGACATCCGACTTCCGGTCTACATTGTTGTGATTCGGGAGTGTACACTGATGGCTTTGTACCAGATGAGAACACTACGTCATGTCCAGAGCTACCCGGAAATGTGAATACTGTTATTCCAGTATTAAAGTCCAGATATGATATTGGGTTGACATTAGTAGCATCCTCAGACATGACTGTTGGGTCTGAGCGAACACAGATTATGCCGGAACATGCTGCTGCAGTACCGGTATACGTCAATTTCCAACCCATGGATAGTATACGGGCTGCTGAGAAATTGGTTGCTGTGTTCATTGCTAAGCCTGGAGCTGAAGTTGGTGCCCCTGAATTGATCATCATAGGCACCCACCCAAAGTCGAAATTGATCCCGTTTGCTCCTTGAGCAACTGTAACTCCACCCACTGTAATTTGTACACCAGCCGCAGTGCTGTTAGGCTTAATAAAGGCTGAGTACGGAAATGTGGGCATGATCTTAATTATAAAACCACCGGAGCTTCCGATACTAAAGTCGGATATTTGATTGTAGTGATATACGATTCGCGGAACGCCGGATCCATCAGATAGTCCACCACTAGACGAACGTCCGAGGGGGTCAAGCCGGCAAGCCAACAACCTGTGATCAAGAGCGCGCAGAGCATAACCGATGCTAGGGTGTTGGCGAATTTGTTTACGATTGCTAACACTCGATCGGAGACTTTGCTCCACGTTTTGGGTTGTTCGTGAACGTATGTTTTGCTGCTTGGGAGCTCTATAACGACGTTTTCTCCTACGTATGGGATTTCTCGCAACAATAGCGTATCTGCGCGGTTTTGGCGCTGCGATTCTACGTCTTGCTGGCATTCTAAACTACTAATATTATTGTATATAAGAGACAGATTATGTAATATGTATAATTGGTGTGCTGATTGCTCAGCAAAGTGGGATATATTTATAATTAATGATACTTATGACTTGATTTATGTACTTTCTAGCGTTGTGCTGGATAAGCGCCAATCCTGATCAATGACATTATCGCCAATGTCTTTGATATTCCGTATGTATTTTTCAATTTCAACCTGTTTTGTTGGTGTTATTCCAAATGATTTGCTAAATGACACCCGTGCAGTGCTAGTAATCGGCACTGCTCTAGCGTTCTCTTTACTTTTAGCTATTTGCTCTTTATAATACTCATTATGGTCGCTAGTGATTATTGTTTTAGTGTGTTGCCTAGCCGCCCATACGGCAAACTCTTGCATTATGGGGACGCCGCTGTTAAGCGCCAACTCACATAATCCGACTGAGTGTATCCATCGCCGGAACAACTCAGGAGTTTTGATATTGTTGTCTATGCATATCGTGGATCTGGTGATAGCCCGTAATGGATTACGCACCATTGTCCACTTATTTCCCAGATTAACTGGGTTGCACTGGCAATATTCGACCTCTTCTATGCTTTCAACGATTTTGTAGGTGGTCTCAAAACCGATTGAATTAAGCATTTCAGCGTCGATTAATGGGATTGATGAACGTTCTATGCAAATAGCCGAGTCATCTCCGGTCAGGTCATATTCAATCTTAGGTAAAAACTGCAACCATTCTTCAATGATTGCAGCGTTGTTGTAAGTGTTACCAGTTGAAGTATTACCGTCACCGGAGCACCGTGTTCCTCGCACATCATAGTGTATGCCATGGAATGTGGTGCCTCGATTGTCAATTTGCATGGCTAGCAGCTCGCGGAGATAGGAATCTCCTGGATAATGTTCCTGGTAGTAGGCATGTTCTGCCTTCAACCATCCAGAATGTTGCCTAGAGTCATACCTACTATGATCAGCAAGTATCCATACCGGGTCATCAAAGTGGCTGGCTATTAGTAACAGCCTTTTGGCGCGTTGGTCTGGAGTTAACCCTTTAGATGAAATCTTCTTGAGTTGTGTATCAAATGGTAAGATATATCTCTGAAGTTCAAGTGTGTATCGGGCAGTTCTTGCCTGAATGGCTCGCGGTGCTTTTGTGGCTAGCTTGCGCTCATTCTTCACAAATGTTTTAAGTCTGGCATCTTTGCTGCAGATTGGTTTGTGTTGTAATGTTTGAAGAGCGCGTGCATATATTTGTCTTTTAGTGCCTGTTTTCCTTGCCACTACTTGTTCACGTGATAGTGGTTGTAAAGCGTGTGGTGGAAATTTGGCTCGGACTAAGTTATATGCATGTTCTATCATAGGCTGATCCATAGGCGCCCGCCATTCACTCGTCATTAAATGGCGATTAGTTAGAGCGATGTGGTCGTTATTAGCGCACTTATGGTCTGTGGTAATTTCCTGTACGAAAGGAAATTGAAGAGCAAGATTAGGTCGTGTGTGGTTATTACATATTTGTATCGGAGGATTGTGTACTTTGGCGTGAGTTAAAAATGGCCAGCATGGGCTTGGTTGTACTGGGTCCTCAACATGACAAGCTGCATGTTGACGGACTAGTTTAAAGGTTTGTCTAGTGTGATGTTCTTGAAGCCGCATAAGAAGGCTCGTACCCCCTTAGTGCGGGTCATCTGGTTGCCGATGACTTTATCTACTAGACGTGTGGCTAAGCCACCCTGCCCTTGTTTTAGGACACCTTTAGATAATCCCTGTATTTTCGAAAAGTTTTCGCGCTGCGTTTTGTCATCGCTCCAGCGCTCTGCCATGCAGACTAGTAGTAGTTGTTCGTTAACTACTCCGTCTACTATAGTTATTAGGTCGCGTATATTTACGAAAACGCCATCTTTCTTGGCTCTACGTCTAATTATATCTCTGATTTGCATCATTCCGAGGACTGTGAAATCCTCAAAGGCTGTTTCTACTGCAATTTCTTCGATATATATAGACATCAAGTCTTGCGATATGCGTTTTCGGTCTCGGTAATTTTCGGTTTCGGCTTTCCTCACAATATCGTCAATGTGGGAATTTGCATTAGTCTCATTGATCTTGCATTGGGCTACTTTTAATTTACGTAAATATTTGGCGGTATATTGCTTGCATGCGGGTGCACTCTCAAGGTGGTCAACATCGCTGTTGTACCCGCCAATCTCATCCTCGTCCTGTTTTACCAGTTCGGGGACAGCAATTGGTGTTGTATTTTGTAAGTGCTCTCCGATCCCAGCTCCAATGGGGCGTGGGTGTATTTTGCGTAAATTTGTTCTGCCGGTTTCGATGAAATCGCGTATTCCATCAGCATGTCGTGAACCACTTGGTCTTCCAACTCCACCACTCTCCCCGTATTTTCGAAGATCGCTCTGCGCATCTGCCAATTTAATTGGCGCAAATCCCGGCTCGTTTTGGAGGGACCCGGGTGTTGAGCGTGTTGAGCGGTTGGCGATGCTGTTTGCATTGGTATGTCGGCTGGCTCCACCACATTCCCCAACTTTGATGGTTGGAGGTTTAGTTGGAGCTTGTCTTTTGGTTTGGCTAAAGCTTCCGCTCGGCGTTTTATTGCTGGCTGGAGAGCCTCCCATTCCAAATCGAGCTGTCGCTTTGGTATGAAGAGAGTTGAGTTTGTTTTCGTGATTGACGTGGCTATTGGGTCCGCCCAACAACTTGGAGATTGTATTTTGTGTTTTCTCCTGTTGTCTGATACCCACTTCAACCTGGCTACTCTGTCTGTAAATGTTTCCGTTAGTTGGCCTCCCTATGTCAATGTGAGCGGTTGATCGCTTATATGGTTTAGCGTTCGCATAATAGGAGTGTGCGGAATAAGACGGAGATTTAGGTGGTGTGGTCGGGCTGGTCGGGCGATAATCGTTATCAGTGGCATTCGTAGCTAAAGTGTTGTTCGGTACTTTACCATAGAAGTCATTTTCCCAACTATCGATAGATGGTGACTTAGTTATTGTTGGTAGTAAAGTTGGGTGGTATTTGCTGCCGGCGTTAGCTGGTTTTTTCTTCATTGGTTCGAAGAAACCATCTACTAGTGTGTGCCAACGTTTGCCGGTTGGACACCCCTCGATGAGTTTTACCGCGTGTTGCGGGCCGATTTCCGAGAATTTAAGTCTCGCGACTGGGCATTGTAAACCTTTCTCATTCTTCGGAGAATGAATAGGGCACCAAGCGTTGTATATGTCATCCTCTTTGGTTGACTCAATCAGCAGATCGCATGTGCAGATTTGAGGAGGAGTGATAGTCATATTTCCAAGTAAATTGGATATGTTGTTAATGTTATTTTTATGCATGTTGTTCTTG